ATGACCACCTGGGCGCCGGCGGGGATTGGGCGACCGTTGACGGGGGTGACTTTCACCATCTCTTGCAATCCCAAAACACGGCGTTTTTCTGGATCTCTCGGCAGGTGCCCATTGAGTATTCGTTGCACATCGGCGTGGTTGATTTCACCATAATACATATATTTAGCAATCTCACGAAGCGACAATCCAAAGGCATTCAATCGGCGTACATATTCGATAGTACCGCTTTCGGTGTACGAATTTTGTACACACTTTTCTAATGCCGCCTGGAGCAATTTAGAACGGCATTCGCGACGCTCAATTGTAGCCTGACAATGCCAACAAAGACCGGCATCGTTTAGCTTCTTTTTCTTGTCGCAAATTAAGCAAAAGCTTCGCATAACTACGCTCTTGATTTAAGTGTTATCAATCTATAAATTGTTTGCTCACTCACTTTGTATCTTTTGGCTAACTTTGGGTATGACCATCCTCCTCTTGCGTACAACATTCTGATTTCTTTGACTTGCCTATCTGTTAATTTTGCTACAGGGGATTTCTCTCCACGAACATGAACTATGATCCCCTTGAACTTTGGGTTTGAAAATATCCCTCTCTTTTTCTTGTCCCTATCTCTCATATTATCCCGGTGGGTTCCTAGAAATAGATGAGCGGGGTTTACGCACCCTGGATTATCACAGTGATGGCATACTTCCATTCCTTTTGGGATCTTGCCATTATGAATCATCCAAGACAACCTATGCGTATAATAGTGAGTGCTATTCCAATTGATATGACCATATCCAGCGGGTGTCTTTGCACCCATCCACTCCCAACAGCTATCTTTATCTCCTGGTTTCGCTTCTTTCCAGAACCTCTCTTCTAATGACATTCGCTTTCTAGCCATCTATCGCGCTCCGATCAAAAAGCCGCTATCTTGCGCTTGCCTAATCCTTGCTGAGGGGACGGGTCTACGCAAAATAGCGGCTCTCTGTCAGGCAATAAAAAACCCGTCAACCCTCAGCGACTATAATTTTATCACGGAAACGCAAAGTTGTCTATTCATTTCGGCTAATCCGGCAGCGGCATCCATTTGGTAATACTGCCGTAATCAATTGGCGGCACTGGATTATGATCCCAATCGGTAAAGCCGTGCTCATCATATCCACAGGTGCGCATGTCCCCATCCTCGTAGACCAAGACATAACTGGGTATCTCGGGCGGGTGATCCTCCACCGGGATCCACTGCCCAACGAAAAACTGCCTGCCAGGTTTCAGCTCGCCGCGCTGGATTGCGCCAGATTCTTTGATGCTTTCGATCAGTTCTGCGAACAATTCGTCATTCATTGCTGCGCCCCATGTCGTTGATTGCTTCGGCCTCTGGATGGCCGCAGTGTCCGACCTCGTCCCAACACTCGAAACACAAGTCCGCATGGCAATACCAGCAGGTTTCGGCTTCGTCGACCGGGATCTCTTTCTTACATCGACCGCAAATGGTTTTGTTCATCATCCCTCCAAATCAATCCCGAACACATTGGCGACTTCCTCCAGGCTGACCAGCAGCCGGGCCGCATTGTTACCGCTTGCGGGCGCTGCATAATCACGCCCGACCAGGAAGTCAGTAATCCTGGCGCTCATCTCCTCCGTGTTGCACTTCCAGGCAAACTCTTCCGTGCTGAAAATGTCGTGCTTGCGGATGGGCCACAGGTTGGGCCGCGTCTGCCTGGACTGCCACAGGAAGTCGCTCAGATATTCGAGCGGGATATTTCCGCCTGGCGCTCGGATCGTCCAAAGCACCTGATTTTGCCCAAGCAGACCCTCTACCTCGATTAGCCCGTAGCGGCTGACGATATCCACCTGGGAGCCGGTCAGCCCGCGCACCGCCTGGGCGACCATCACTGCGGCGTATGCTCTGGCGGCCTCGATTTCGCGCAGCCGCTCCGCCCTGACGTGCATGAACCAATCCCAGGCCGTGACAATAAACACGGCGGCGAATACGATGGCAACGACGATCAAGAAAGGCTTGAGCCATGCGAAGCGCGAGGCGTCCGGGATATTTGCCGCGACCGTCGCCAGCAGTGCGGCGATTGTGATCGCCAGAAGTGGAGTTGTCAATTTGGGCTCCTTAGACATTGCGTCCGTCCGATTCCAGTCTATGAAATTGCCACCTCCCTACTCCGCGGTGGGGTAGGGGGGGGGATAATTTATTTTACGTCCAAATCATCCGGCAGGCGCTCCGGGTACATGACCATCACCGGGCTGCCGAATGCCAGCCGAAAGCGGCAGTTGGGGCAGGTCGCAATCTTGTCGCCAAGCTTCGCGGCGCCGCTGACGGTGTGCCCGCAGGCGCACATGATATGCCATACGCCGTTTTCATCCTGGTAGTCGAGTTCGCTATTTTCGTCCATCAATCCTCCTGATGTGCCTTGGGATGGGCTCAGTCTGGAACACCCGCCCATCCCAAAGGCAATCCTGAAACGCCGCGGGGTTGTGTGGTGAGATTGGCACTTCCGCAGCGGATCATTCTATGCGGGTATATGATATGGTTCCTCATCTTGCGGATCATATTCCAGCCAATCATTCATCTTCTTGAGTGGCTCTGGCACCTGCTCATCAAGCGTCAAAAAGTTATTTTTCCAATACTTTTTATCGGGATTCGATGCCTGATAAATTGCCGACCTCACATGACAAAAATCTCTTGCCTCTTCAAATGTTTTCATCTCGCCTCCTTCGCTATCACAAGTTTTCCATCCATCGCCAATCGAAACAACTTCCCATCCTGCCGCTCGAGCACCGACCCCAGCGGTATCCTGTCCAGCTTGATCGCGGCTTCAAGTTCTCGCCTCGTAAATATCCGCTCGGGTTCCCACACCCCCAGCGGGTCGTGCATCACCGAGTAGTACACCCGCGCCGCTGCGTATTTGACGGTGTGGCGGTTGCGCTCCTTCGCCGCCCGGCACGGCTTACAGGTCGAGTGCAGCCTGTCGGACATCCAGTGCGCCCGGCTGTACTCGGTCACCGACTTCCACTCTCCGCAACAGGAACAGCGTTTGCATTCTACGCCGTCGATGGTGCGGTGCTGGACGGGGTGGTTTGGCATTATCGCTCCCTTACCTCCTCCGCTCTCACGGTCTTGAATACAATTCCCGGATACCTCTTCATGAACAATTTTCGCTTGATGCGAAAGCCCTCAGTCTCTTTGCCCTTCACGTCCTCGACTATCACGCCGGCGGCTGAGCAATACTGGAAGTCAGCCTCATACTTCGTGCCCCGGATGCGCCGCCCGCGGTATGTGAACGCGTCGATCAGCGTGAAAGTTGGATGCACCTGGAGCTGCCAGATTTCGCCCGACTTCACCATGAGCTTGAGTTGCCCATAGCGGTCGCGCTCCGCCAGGCTATCGAACTCGTAGCCATCCGCGTCGACTTTCTCGTTTCCGAATTTGTTATAGGTCAGGTTGATCGGCATCGATGGCCTCCAGTGCTTTCCACGCCTTTGAGAGCGCCTTGGATAAATCGTTCAACGATTGCCACTTGTCTTTATCGCTATAATTTTCATTGTCGGCAATCATCATATCCCTGGAAGTTCTGAGATGTAATTCTCGAAGAGCATCCCGCAGCCTGTCGCGCTCATCGAGCAGCCACCCGACGCGGTGCTGTAGTTGTGACTGGCACTCAGGATCGTCGCACGCTGCGCCCGTTGCCACCGGGACACCTGCACGGAGCAACATTTCGTGAATGGCCTGGCGATCCTTCTCGGCGCGCAAGCCATCATCCCGCAGCCGCTCCACCTCATCCACCAGCGCCCGCATATCCCCGGTCAGTTCGAATGTCGAGGTCAAGTTGTCCGCCTCGAGGTCGGCAAGGTGCTTCTTGATTTCGTCAAGTTTGGTCATTATCTAATGCCTCCAGTGCTTCAAGTGCCGTGGATGCTACTTTCCCCGCCGCAATGATGACCTGAGCAATTGCATTTTGCAGACTCTTATTATCAGCCTCGAGTGCGGTTATCTCATCCTCCAGGGAGGCCAGGGAGTCGAAGCTCATGGTCACCTCTTTCCTGACCTTACGGACTGCCTTCATCAGTTCGTGAAATTGCTCAATCTCGGTACTCATCACTTTCGCTCCTTATTGCCCGCGGGCAGGTGGTTGGTCATAGGCCGCGCTCTCGTTTCATGCGCTCGATCAGTTCTGCGCGCTCTGCGTTGACGGTCGGTTCCTCGGGGTGTGGCACAACCGTGCTGCCCGCCAGGATCGCCGCGTCTCGCTTCTGGCATTGTTCACAGGCGGCGATGTGGGCGCGGTAGTCATCCAGCGCAATGTCATAGTCTGTCCAGTCGCGGAAGTCGTGCGGCTTCGCCTTCTCGAATTGATAAGCCGAACACACACGCCCGTAAAGGTTCCAACGCAGCGCGCAACCGCGCACGGTCACGAGTTGGGCGGCTGGGATATCGTCGGTAAGAATTGGGGTGGTCATGGTTCAACCTCTGGATCCAACTCTTCAATAAGCATTCCACCTGTGCGCCAACGGTTTATCTTGTCGCGCATTCGCTCAATCTCTGCAATCATCCAGGGAATGTCCTCGCGGGCGTGAGCGATAAAGTCAGAATCTTCTTTGGTTGAACAAACACCACCCTCTTCGTAGTCATAATTTCCGGTTATGTCATCGTAAGTAGATGCGCTGGCAATGTTGTGCCATGCATCGGAATATCGATCATCTTTAGCGTATTTGTGAACATGAAAAGTTTTCCCATTTTTTTGCACAATTGCGATGGGATCTCCGTTACCACAGAATGCACATTCACCGGACTTTATTCGTTTTGGTGGCTTCCAATCTTTGTGAGAGCCATCATTTACGCCACAAATCATATATCCGTTCTCGTTATCCCACGGCCCCGGTGTAGCTTTCGCCTCTCTCGCCTTAATCTCTTGTAGCTTATCCATTATTCGCCTCCGGTAATACGTTCTGGATCTTCTGTGGCAGCGCGTCCCGCGACCTGTCCACGAATTGCGCCAGTTCGGGGAGCTGCACGCTGCTGTCAATTTCGCGGCCCAACTCATGATCGTATGCTTTGAAGAAGTGCGCCCGGTCTGCAACGGGGTTGTCACCAGGGAATGAGTCTGGCCAGCCAAGCAAGCGGGCGACGTGCTCCACGAAGGGGTGCTCCCAGGTTACGGGAAACTCGACCATGTAAAATTTGCCGTCCTTTTCCTCAACCCGCTTCATGATTTCGTAGTGCGGTTTATCCTTGACGAAACTCCACGCCTCGTATGCGCTGGGTATCTTTTGCGCCTCGCGTTTCAGTTCGGCAATGGCCTGACGCAGCTCGTGAACGGACGGGAAGAAGTCGTTGCCAGTCGCGCATTTGAGTGCCGCAGCCCTGAGCTCCTCGACGGGAATGTCTGCGAGCAAACGGACGTAGACTGTCACCGTCTCTTTGGTGAGCGTGAACCTGGGATAGGCTGCGGCCAGCATCGCCAGGATTTCGGATATCTCAGATTTGGTCGTCATTCTGCTCCTCCAGGTATTCGCGGATGCCAGCGAAGCCGGCGGGTTCGGATTTGTTTTTGCCGCGCCCATTGCTTTTTATTCCACCAGTCGCGAACGATTCCAACATACCCTTTACGTTCGCCTTATTCCAGCCGTGCCCGATCCAGTCTGTAACGTGATTACGCCAACGCATAATATTTTCTGGATCCTCACCCACAACTTGAATTGCCTTATCCCGCCAAACTTTCGGAATATGCAAGCTCGCAACTTCTCTGTAAGTCGTTAGTGCCGGGTGGCTTAAACGCCCATCACGAGTTGATTTGGCGCGCGGCGTGGATGGCGGTTTATCGCCCCCCTTTAATCCTTTAATGTGTTTATTAATATGTGGATTAAGATAGATGGTACTCACTTTTCTGGGGCCATATGGTACGCGCTTATGGGTACCATAAGATACCCGTTTATGCGTACCATGATCTGATGGTACGCACTTCTGAGTATCATGACTTCCTTCATCTAATAGGCGGCTGCGTGGATCTTGCCAATTCGTGATACTGATGACTTGACGATGTAAGGATTGGCGACAGGTTATATATCCTGCGTCCGCTATTTCTTGCCTTTGGCGTGTGATTGTCTTTGTTGGCATTTGCAATTCTTCTGAGGCGTCTTTATCTCGCCAATCCTCAATCGTTCCAGTTTCCCAATCCACACGATCAAGCATATAGAGATAGAGCCAGATGCGTATACCTAGCCGCTCTCTGTGCTTTGGTTCGAGTATTCCGCTGCGCAGCTTGATCCAAGTATTTGGTGGCATGTTTATTCTTCGTCAGGATCGCTCCCATCATTTGGCTTTGTTCGCTTTATGATTTCTTCAGCGGCCTGGATGGTATCTTCTTCGTCTGTTTCAGCATCTTCCATGACCGCCTTCATGACATAGAAAAACGCACGGTCATCTTTGAGGTTTTCATATGTGTCATCCAGCTCATTTAAATATTTCTTACTCCAACCCCAACTACTGGATATGTTGAGAGATAGACTGACATCAAATGTCAACAGAGTAATTCCGAGTGCTTCCGCTTCAAAGATTATTTGATTTGTAACTGGCTCGCGCCCAATTACGATCTTTCCAGCAAAGTTATAATGGTTGTGGAGCTTGTCGATTTTTGAGAATATGCGCTCAATATCTTGAGCGTATCTCGACACCTGGGTGAGGGCCGATGACGTTATCTCTGTATTCTTCACTTCGACAACAACATAGCACCCGTTATTAGCTACCCCCAACAAGTCGATTACACCACTTGGAACATGGAATTGCCTCGCAACCCATTCTTTGATAAACATCCCCTGATATAGCCTAATTGATGTTGGATTTTGGTAGAGATATTCTTCAATATCAGCTTCAAGGATATTCACCCGACCCCAATCTATGTTTACGTCTGCCATTGCTAACTCCTTAAAGCAAACTGCCCTTACCAGCCATAGCTATTCTGGACCCGGCCAAGGGTAGAAGGATAGTGACTGATAAGGGCAGATCGCCCCAGAATATTCGGTTGCGGTGCGCTTAAAAAAACGCTCCTTCTTACACTTGGCCGGGTATTACTACCTACAATTCTACCACAATCGCCCGCCTTGTCAATCATAGTTTTCCCTTGCGGAATGCGTTTATCGTTCCAATTATCATGATGAAAGGTCCAACAACGATAAACACAATCATGAGGATGACGTAATCTTTTAGGCTTCGCAATTCGTGTTCAAGGATTACCGAGAAGTATCCAGCCAGACCAAATGCTGCATAACCCAGCATAATAAAAAATAGTAAGTCGCTCATATCACCTCCCACAGAATACGCCCGCCTTGTCAACTCCGCTAATCATCGCTGACCCCGAATAGCTCTCCCTGGATTGGCACTGGTCCGCGTGGCTTTACTAGTGCTGTTCCTTCGACCGTTACGACTAGCTCCGGGTGGTAGATTGTCAGCCAACCGCAGGCTAACTCGGGCGTATCCCAAATCAGCATGTAGCGGTCACGGTCGTAAAATGTTTCGCCGCCCCAGGATGCCCACCATCCGTCGAATTTCTCTGAGTATTTCAGGATCACTATTCTTCCGCTCATTGGTTCAGCCACCTTTCGTGTTCTTCGTGGATCGCTTCTTGCTCTGCGTCTGTTGTTGTTCCGCAGTCCGCCTTAATCTCGATGCCTGGCTCGGCTTTGCCGACAAGGTGCCCGCCGTGGTAGATCGCCTTGACATACTGGCGGGCATCACCCAGGCCGGTTGACCAGACCGCTATGGTCCACTTGGGCCACACGCCAGGAATACGGTCGAATAAGTAAACCTGGATGCTCGCGCTCATCTCGCCTCTTTCCCGTCGTCAATCATGGCCGCGGCTATCCTCTCCACTTGTTGCCAAGCAGAGCGGCGAGAGCGATTTTGAAACAGGTATCATCGGGGGATGTGTAAGCGAGTATTTGATTTAATGCATCCTCGTATATTTCTAATCTGGTTTTCTCGTCCCACTTGGGAACGTCTTTATTCAGCCACTCACTAACATTGCGAAAATCCCAGGCGTTATGGACAACAATTAGGGAAGCGCCCTCGATGATTGTCTTGGGTTTACATGGGCACCCATTGCCCTCCAGTAAATGTCCCTTTTTGTCATTTAATGGATAAACGTGATAAATTTTGCTCATACTTTAGTCTCCTCGCTCACAGCCTCGCCTCCCACTCCCCGAGCCAGCCCCAGTCCTCGCCGCTGGCCACCCTCATCTTGCCCATCACCAAGCCGCCCTTGCCGCCGGTGTGGGTCGCGGTTTCGTCGCCAGGCTCGAGGATCATCTGGTGGGTGTCAGTCATGGGTAGGCTCCTCGCGACCTCTGATGTGTAACCCATTGCTAATCACTTCAAGCTGCCAGGTCCACTTCCAGCGCTTTGCAACTTTCTTCCAGACTTGTGCTCGATTTTGGGCAATATCATTGCGTATATATATCGCCCCCCTAAAGTTGTTCATTCGTAGGTATGATTCGGCTTCCTGAAGAGAATCACAAGATGCTGAACCTCCAGGCCCATAATAGATAAAAGGTTTTGTTTCGCTCATTTCTTCCACACCCGGAACGCCGGCGCGATCACGATCAGGATCAGCGCCGCGGGGATCAGGCAACGTAGTATGTCAGTCATGGTTGCGCTCCTAAATATTCTTCTAATGGCGTGAAGCCAAAGTAAGAAGAGAGTTCGATTTTGTTTCCGCAATATGGGCAATGGACTATTATTTCGACAAACAATGTGCCATCGTAAGATGTCATCATGCTACGTCCATCTCTAAGATCGAAATAAAATTTCTTATTACAACTATCGCATTCAATCATGGTTGCGCCTCCGCTTCTCGCGCTTTATGTCACGCTTGGCCTCGTAGTTCAGATAGTTGGCATATACAACACCGGTTAGGATGCCAATAATCAGGACGACAAATATCAGGATTTCCAAGTCAGTCATCGCAGCACCAGTAGATTTACAGCGATATAGATGGGCAATATCTGTAGCAGGAAAATCAGCACCCAGGCGACAGGCAGGAAATGAAACTCATCTTGCATCGCCCAATCGTTGAAACGTCGCAGTTTATCGATCATGATGTACCTCACTTTGGTGGGTTTTCAATTACGGTTATGTGTTCCGGGCTGAAAAAGCGATATAGCTTGCGTATCGTTTTTAGTGACGGGTCGGTCCTTCCGCGCTCGATATCCGATAGATAGGCGATAGATATCCCCGTGCGCTGCGATAATTCTTTCAGCGTCAGCCCGTAGCCTTTACGCTCTCTTTTGATCGTTTGCCCTGTGAGCCAGAGCCAATCGTATAGTGTGTATTTCATTGCCGACCCCCGATCACACACACAGCCATGCCCGCCAGCCCAAGCGCCCACACCGCAAAGAACACCAGCGGAACGAGCGCAGCCGGCCAGCCCAAGAACGCCACGGCGAGCAGCATCAGGCCCGCCCAGATCATCGCGTTGATGCCCGTCAAAATTACGTACAACACTTTGTGCCTCCGGGCGCAGGCTATGACGTAATCAATTAGCGCCATGTGAACCCTCACTTATTCTGTCGTTATCAGATCCGCCACCGCAATATCCGCCTCGACTTCCGCTTCGCGGGCTATCGAAAAGTAGGCGCCCGGTCGGGTAGCGTCTCGCCTGGTCTGGCGGGCGTGTTCCGCGCAGTAGGGTACGCCGATCTGCGTACCGCCAACATTGAGTATCAGGCGCACGACTGCGGGCTTGTCGCAGCGCTGCCACTCCTGGCCAATCGAGTAATGGACGAGGTGGTAGCAGGTCATGGCTGCGGCTCCGCTTCAGATGGCTCCATATCCCGCAGGCCAATTTCAAGATCAATTTCGGAAATGATTATCATGTTGCCGATGATGCGCCCATGAACCATATCCATTGTTTCGCCTGGGATGCTTGGATCTTGCTTGCTGAGCGAGTAAACAAATTGTCCCAAAACGAGATCATTTATCGAATCGCTGCGGTCGGTAATCATTTCCTGCAAAGTCAAGTCAGAGTGTCTTGTCATCGCCGCACCTTCTTTGCCAACACCAAACAAATGGCGAAAACTATGAGTACCGGAATGTTTTGTAGTAAAATGTCCATGATCTTCCCTTTCTCGCCCGCCGGTCGGCTCATACCATCGGTGGGCGAACTGCGTTTATATGGTCTGCCTCTGGAGTTGCTCTTGCTCATTGTTGCGTAGCCATTCCTGTTGGACAAGCCAGCGCAACATAGCAGCGCTACTCCGTTCATTTTTGCTCGCCAGTTCGTCAAGCATCTTTCGGGTCTGTGTGTCGATGCGGAAAGTAAAGGTTTCGTTCGCTTCGTCCATTTTCGCCTCCGTTTATCAGATATCTAAACTATAACAGATAATAATAAATATGTCAATATGATGTAATAAACTGGTAATACAAAAGTATTGACAAATTTGCGTCTGAGTGCTATACTTCTATCAGTTGATAACGAACAATGAAGATGGAGTTGTGCTATGAGCGAATATCAAGAGAAACTAGAAGAGCTGTCTAGTCGCCGAGATAAGGAAATGCGCTACTTGAGAATGGTCAAAAGGTGGTCACTACAGAAAATAGGGGATAGGTATGGAGTATCTCGCCAGAGAGTACATCAAATTATTGGAAATACGGGGTTCCAGGCAAATGAATATTTTGACACACTAAAAGATGAAGATTGGCTCAAGGAAACAGCACATCTGACTAATGATGAAATAGCCTTGCAACTCAATACAACGATTGATTATGTTGCAAAACATAGGGGTGGTTTCCGCCATGCTGTAAGAAAAGATGAAAATAGCGCAGTTTCAAAGGGATTTTTATGGGAAGAGTGGGCTTCCGAAAAGCTATCTGAAGTCGGAATAGAAAACGAACTTATGCCGTTGCGTCACCCTTTCGATATTCTCGCATTTGGTAATGTAAGGATTGACGTAAAAAGTGCCGAAACCCCCCGATCCTCTCCGTCAATGAAAAACATCAGTCCGACATGGTCTTTCAAGGTCAATGCAGGAAATAAACGTGATGACGCAGATATATACATGCTGGTTATTGCAGGTCTTGATGATGTCTTTGTAGTTCCAGCATCCAAGATCCCAACGAAAAGAGAATTTTTGGTTTTCGCCTGGCCCACCTCAAGGCCAGAGTTATCTAAATGGCAAAAATATATCAATCGATATGACTTGATCGAAAAAGTGGCGAAACAGGAGACTAAAATGAGCGCAAGCACGGACGAGCACGATACGGACAAAATCTATTATTGCAGTGCCGGGAGTCACTATTGGCACTGGGCTTACACCCCGAACAATGGCGGCGAGTGGTACCCGTCAGAATTAGGCGATCCGTACAACACGGAGGAAGCTGAGACGTGGGACGCCGAAGATCAATATTGCGGCTGCAACGACTAATGGCCCGCCGGCGAAATATCGTACCGAAGGCGAAACAGGAGGATCAAAATGATTGACTATATTTCAATTTCATGGAACCACGAAGGCCCAGAACGCACAGACAATTCAGGCATGATATTTGTTCACAGGGGCAAGAGGGTTCAGAGCTATATTCTTTCAAAAAACAAGCCCCGCCGAACAAAGAGGGCGCTGCACCTTTTTAATTTGCTCCTGAAGCGGGCGCATGGGGTGACGGCATGAGTTACAACACAGGCAGGAGTGGCTGGAACCGGCGCGGGCCGTCGGCGCGTGACCAGATGGCCGCAACCATCGACTACCAGACGCAACTAAACAACGCTAACTCATTTCACTGGCGCATGGAGGCTTACGCAGCCATTGATGCCTGGGATCACTGCGGGGCGCCGGTCGAGTTGCTCAAGGCGTTTTGGGATTATTTCAGGGCGGCGATTGCTGACGGGGCGGGCAGTTACAAGATGTGGAAAGATACATTTGTCATTGCCCGCGAAACCTACGAGCGGAACACGGACATCAGCGCCGATGCACTGGCCCAGGCGTGCGGCATCCTGCCCGAGTGCAATTGCAAGCTCCCCGAGGAGCATTGCCCCGCGTGCGAACGGGCGGCGAGTGCATCGCTCGACGATATGGAGATGCCATTCTGATGGACCTTTATTGGGGCGACGAAGTAACCGTCAACGGCGAGCGCATCGCGGTACTGCTGTACTACGGCGGCGGCAAGTGGAAGTGCTCGGACGGCAAGTTTCACAATGAGAGAGAGTTTGAGGAGGCAGGCAATGAGAGAGATTATAGACGATATTCTGATAGCTATGTGGCCGGTGATACGCTGGATGCGTCGCGATTGGTGGATGTATCTTCTGAAACCCCGTTATTGGGGCCGGGAAGGCCCGTCGTGGATGGAAGTAATCAAATGTCGAATGAGTTCTCACCCAGAAGGTCCATTTTGGATTAATCCAAATGGGCTTGAGCCAGATATGCATTGTCGCAATTGCGGAGACGAACTTTAGGAGGCAGGCAATGAACAAATCAGAAACGATCAAGGAACTGGCGACGGCGCTAGTGAAATTCCAGGCGGAAGTGAAAGCGGCACCGTTCAATGCGAAGAATCCATTTCTCCAGAACAAATATGCTGACCTGGGCAGCATCATCGAGACGGCCCGCCCGGTGCTTGAGAAGCATGGCCTGAGCGTATCACAAATGGTTGAGGGTGACGGGGCAAGCATCGGCGTGACTACGATCCTGATGCACTCCAGTGGCGAGTGGCTGGAAAGCACCGTGTCGCTGCCTGTGGGCGACGAGAAGGGCAAATCTCAGGCACAGGTGGCCGGGTCCATCGTGTCTTACATGCGCCGCTACGCTCTGAGCGCAGCCCTGGGGATGTACACCGACGAGGACACGGACGGCAACAAGACGCAGCAGGCGGAGCGCAAAACGACCGAGAAACCGCCCGCGCATAACAAACCCGCCAACGGCAACGGGACTACACCGCCACCGATTGACCAGCCGAAAGTCAAGATACCGAAGAATGTCTCGCCCGCAGTCCGGGCGCTGATGGAAGAGGGCATATCGCCGACCGTGGCAGACGCCGCCGGTGTGCTGAATAAGCTCAACCTGGGCGGCGCACCGATTGACATGGTGAAGCAGTTGGGCGGCACCTATCGCCAGTGGCGGCTGAGCGGGAAAGACCCGGACAAAGCCGCAGAGTTGACGTTGAGCGGCGAAGCACCAACGGCATGACACATTCATGGGCCGGTAGCCGGGGTGCGCCGGCCCACCTGGAGGAACTAACATGATTACGAGAATTGCAGTCCACTGGTATTCAGGCAAAGTTGGCGGCGCTCTCTTTGTCAACAGAGACGAAGGCAAGCAACGATTTTACGACTTAACTAGCAACAATCCCCGCCGCACACTCCGTGCAATCCGAATGCTGAACGCCTTTATGAAGCGGGCGCATGGAGTGACCGCATGACCCCCCGCTTCCGCTTCGACCACACCCACACCCCCGGCGGACTGGTGGTCTACTACCATTTCGAGGTCATCGCCCCGGACGTTACCGACGATGAGCTGACCGAGGCCGCCCAGGATTGCCACGTCGGGCGGGCGACGTGCAGTGATGTGACCCGCTACCAGCTCGGTTACGGGCCGCAAATGGCAATGGTGCAATTATGGAGCTGACCCAAGCCATCGCCATTGCAGAAGAGATCCGCGCCGACATGGCCCCGTTCTGCAAGCGGGTGGAGATCGCCGGGAGCGTGCGCCGCAGGAAGGCCAACGTCCACGACATCGAGATCATAGCCGAGCCGCTGTTCAAGCCGATCCGTAATCTGTTTCAGGAGCCTGTGTTGTCCGCGTCGCTGCTTGACGACTACTTGAACTCCCTGATGTGGCAGCGCATCAAGGGCGGAAACAAGTACAAGCAATTCGCGCTCCCCCAGGGCATCAATTTGGATCTTTTTCTGGTCACCCCGCCAGCACATTGGGGCGTGCTGTTCGTAATTCGCACAGGGCCGGCTGACTTCTCGAAGTGGATCGTCACCCCGCGCAAGTATGGCGGTTGCCTGCCGAGCGACTGTAAAGTGGTGGATGGGGCGATCCTGCGCAGGGGTCGGGTAGTGGATCTGCCCGAAGAGATTGACTTCCTCGACCTGCTCGGCCTCGGATGGGTCGAGCCGTGGGAGCGCATGCCGGGAGTATTGTCACGCCGCATCTAACCAACAAATCCACGAGCCCTGGCCAGTCCGGGGCTTTTTAGTGTTTCATATTGGTACACTAAATCCGTAAATTGGCGCCTGCTACCTATTGACAATACATACAAAAGTATGTATAATAAATACAGGATAAAGAAATCAGACAGGAGCAAATGAGATGGCTAACTACCCGATAAGCAAGACACAGAAAATGGTACTCGAAGCACTCGGAATGACCGCCAAAGATTACACCGATGCAGACAAGAAATTCGCAGATATCGGTATCACAGTTCGCAGTATCCGCCAGGGCCGCACGAGCGTACCGGCGATCACGGTGACAGGCTTCGGTGGCGGCTGGACGGCAGACGGCGACGGCGAAAGCTGGAGCGGTGCCACAGTCAACCTGGATGCAGTTCGGCAGTGGATCGAGAAATGAGCAAGTCAACCCGCCGCAATTACCGATTTTCGGAAATGACAATCGAGCAACTTGAATTGCTTGCCAGGGAACACGGCACAAGCGAAACGAGCCTGATTGAAAATTTGATTGCAAAAGAGTATGGACGAATGGAGGAACCGATGAACGAGAACAACCAGCAAATTGTTATCCAGGCACCGGACAGCGGCGAGATACTACACAATGCAACCCGCACTGTGCGCAATGTCATGAACAACGGCGAGTACCAGACCGGCAGCGTCACGATCGACGGCCTGGAGTATCAGGTCACCCGCAAGCTGCCTGACCGCACCTGGTACGGATAACCATCCACCCACAACCGAATAGAAAAGCCCCGCCGGTGGCGAATAACCGGCAAGGAGAAAATCATGAAAGAGACAGAATTTTACTTGAACGGAAAACATTATCGTTTCGTGTACGATCCCGCAACCGACGATCCAAACGAAGGTGCGATGCTGACCTACGTCGGGAATGAGACCGGGAGACTGAGACCGTCGGAGGATGCAGAGCCCGAAGCCTGGGAAATCGCGAATAAAAACCTTGGTCTTAAATAGCCCCACCTTACCAAACCAACAGCCCCGCCGGTGGCGAATAACCGGCAAGGAGAAAATCTGATGGTGAAAATAAAGAGATTCGTATTTGCTTATATCGTATGGTTGACGAGAAACCATACACGGTTATCAAGCAAGGCGAAAATACACGAGTGGAGTATAAGACATTGGCAAAACGCCAATCAATTATGTGACGACAACTGATTCAATCCAACCTTTCCAAACTGAAAGCCCCCAACTCGGGGGCTTTTTGCATTCACGTTGACATTTCTCCAAATGTATTGTATATTCAGGTTGACGTATCGGCATGACAAAATTTCGCCGCCGGTACTTGCCCGCCTGCCGGGTCCCGATGTTCCCGAGTTGGGCGCATCGTTTTTTTATTTCGCACAGGAGAATCCCAATGCCAGACGTATCGCTTACCCCCGTAATTATCCAGACAGTAGCGGGCGCCGTGCTCTCACTGCTGTTTTCGTATGTGCCGGGCGTGCGCCTGTGGTTCGCGGCCCTGGGCACGAACGACCCCAACGACACAGGCGAGCGCAAGCGCCTGGTGATGCTCGGCTTCCTGGTCCTGGTGTGGGTCGCTATGATAGGCATCGACTATTTCCAGGTGCTTCCGCTCGGGCTGGCTTACGATCGTCAAGGATGGGCTGTGTCGGTGTGGGCGCTGGTCATGGCGGTAATGTCCAACCAGGGCGCCTATTCGATTACCCCGCAGGCTAAGGACGTGCGAGCCGCCAAACTGATGGACGCGGGAACAGCAGAGCCGCCTCAATGATTGACATACATTTCATCCAGGCGATAACGTTGGTCGAATCTGTTGTAGTGCTGATGCTGGCGATCAATATCATGATCATCTTGCCACGCTACCGCTGGATTTTCGTGCCATTTATCATCTGGATTTCCTATACGATCTTATTTTATGCACTCGTTTTCATTCGGGATAATGGCCATCCTCTCCCGCTCGATTTCACGCTTCTCTCAGCGATCCGCGGTCTACTGGCCATTTCACTAATTGGCGGAATTCTGGCAGGATTTCGGACAGGATACATCAGCATCAATGGGTCACGTCGCCTTGTGCAATGACCGAAACCGTAGTCATCACCCTTATCACTGTGGCCGGCACAATCATCGGCGGTTTGCTTGCGGGTTACTTTTCGGTAGTTAAGCTCAGGAATAAAAATAAGGTTGACTCAGATAAGGAAGCGGAGAATTTTCGCCTTAAGGTTCAAGAAATCGCCAACGAGATGATGGAAAGTATGCGGGTAGAAATTGCCAGATTGCGAGCAGAGGTTGATGCTGAACGCAACGCCCGGAAAACATCTGAGGAGCGAGCAGAGGCTGCCGAGAAACGCGCCGAAGAGGCCGAACAGCGTGCAATCACCGCCGAAAAGCGGGCGGTCGAGGCGTTCAGCAAGGCTGAAGAAATGACCGTGGAGCGTCAGAAGCGTGTCGCCAGGGTGGCTGAACTGGAGGTGGAAGTGCAGCGCATCCCGGGCTTAGTGGCCACGATTGAACAACTCACGGCGCGGCTAATTTTGGTCGAGAAGAAAACCGGGCCACTTAACTCAGGAGCGGTAGGATTATGACCGATTATTTCCAGGGAGCATCAGCCCTGGGCGCATGGGAGGAACAGAAGGCAATGGATGAATTGACCGGCAAGGGCATGTACATTTGGGTAGCAATTAACGCTGAGGGCGGCGACCCGGACAAGATCGCTGAGGTTGCATACCAGGCACGCTTGTCTCACGTCCTGATCAAAATAGCCGATGGGGTAGGTAATTACAACATTAGCGCCGATATCCCGGCGATTGTCGCGGCTCTGCGGGCAAAGGGCATTGGCGTTTGGGGTTGGCATTATGTGTATGGCTACTACCCCGAACGCGAGGCGGCTAAGGCCATTAACCGGATGACTGAGTTTGGCCTTGACGGGTATGTCATTGACGCGGAAAGTGAGTACAAGGGCCGAAATTCGTCGGTTGCCCCGTTCATGACCTACTTGCGCGCCGGCCTGACTTGCCCGATTGCGCTATCATCCTACCGCTACCCAAGCTATCACCCATCATTCCCCTGGAAGGAGTTTATAGCCCGCGTGGATCTCAACATGCCGCAGGTCTACTGGTTGCAGGCCAATAACCCCGCAGAACAGCTTGAGAAATCGTACAACGAATTCAAGGCGCTTTCGCCTAACCTGCCATTCATCCCGACTGGCGCGGCATGGAAGGCGGGCGATTGGCAGGCAACGCCCGCTAACGTGGTTGATTTCATGGACAAGGCGCGGGCGCTTGGGATTACAGCGGTCAACTTTTGGGACTGGCAGCATTGCCGCAAGGATTTGCCAGACACCTGGCAGGCAATAGCCGATTACGATTGGCCCACTGAGCAACCCGAACCCGAGCCGCTGACCATCGAGCAGCGGGTGACCTACCTGGAGAGCCTGCACGGGATTGTGCGATAGGAGGCGCTATGCCTGGATTGAGAAAGATGATCACGAAGGTCGCGCTGTTCGGGGGAGGGGCGAAACCTCCACCCGCTGAGTTTAGCGATGATTTTGCCCGCGCAGATGGGGCGGTTGCAAATGATTGGGTTGGAGCGACCTGGGAGATTGCATCTCATAAGATTATCAATACTCCTAATCTATCAGTAGATAAACTGACGGATGGAGGTTTTGAGAATTGGGACAGCGCAACAGATTTGACAAGCTGGGACGAAAATCTGGTCGGCGCGTCCACAATTAATCAAGAGAGCGTTGATATATACGCGGGAACTTATGCGGCTCGAATGGATATTGATGCAAGCCATAATCCGGCCCGATTAATTCAAGTGCTCAGCTATGAAAGCAATAAGAGATGGGTAGAGATTGAGGTTTATGCCAAGGCGACCGGCGCAGGCTATGTGTACGGACAGATCGCTAATATGGGATCATTCACAGGCTTGCCAGTCACCACAGATTATGCAAAATTAGCGATAACCGCAATGATGGGGGCTAATTCTGGTGCCAGGGGATTGTACTTTATGCCGTACTCTGGTCTGGCGTCGCAAGCCGTGTATTGGGATGCCGCCGTCTTGAAATGGTTGACCTCGGCAGAGCTTTTCCTGACAAGGCCTCAATATCCGACTGCTGATTATATTTTGGAGTTGACATTATCAGACGTATCAAGGGGCAGTAAGGCGGGGATCGTGTTCGCTCTTGATGATCCAAGTAACCCGCAGAATTATGCGGTTGCTCAGGTTGATGGCGGGGCGGTATCGCTTTGGGAGTTTGTGTCGGGCGCGAGATCAAGCGTGTTGATAGCAGATGGTAACCCAAAAACAACCGACCTTGTATCCGAAGGAGACAAATTAAAGATAGTCAAGAGTGGAACGAGCGTAAAAGTATATTACAACGATGTGGCAGTATCGACAGCTAAAACATTGAATGCCGCGCTGGAAAACAATAAATATGCAGGAGCATTCTCCACTAGAACCGGCAATCAATTTAGCGGATGGTCCGAAACCGTAAGTGTTGATGGAGGGGACGACTCGTTCCTTGATGCGTTTTTTCCGTGAGAGCGACGGTTATATATATCCGGTTGGCGATAGCGTCACGGCTGGAGGCACGGACGAAACAGGTGGTGGCGGCTATCCAATCATTTTGACTAATGATTTATCTGCTGAAACCAAAGCGTATTGGTCAGAGATCACACGTTATGCGGTTGGAGGTTATGCGGTTGCAGACATCAAAGCAGGTATTGACGCCGATTTGGCTGGAAAGTCTGGTACACCAACTGATGTATTAATTTTACTTGGCACAAACGATGTGACAGCCGAGCATGGATGGCCGATTGCGGAGGCGACCTGGAAGGCAGATTACAACTACATTCTGGACGCGATACACACGACATACAACAGCGCCAAAATATATCTTGGATACTGTTACCGATCTGGCTATTTGACAGAGCTTACCACGCTCGCGGGATGGATCAACGACATGCTTGCGGAGAGAGATTATTGCTATGCGGGCATAGATGCGTATGCGTTGTACGATGGACACCCCGAGTTACTATCTGACGGTCTGCATCCGAATTATGCCGGATTCGTTGTAATGGCGGCTGCGTGGAAAACAATACTCGGATACTGACCGCGCCCTGGAAACCATGACCGACATGAACCTACTCACCCACTCCTGGCCCCTCGACATGCACGACCCAATCGCCCTCGTGGAATGGCGCTTCGAGCGCGCCGAGCGCGACGACATCAAGATGTTACTCGCAACGCCGCTGTTAGCGACCAACGAGCGCCTGGCGGAGCTGCGCGAATGGCAGATCGAGGCGCACCAGGCGGGTGACTTCACCCTGGCGGGGTACTGGTACGAGGAGCTGGTGAATGAGCTGCGGAACATGGGGCTGGTGTGATGGGTGACATCAAAGCAGTAGAGGTCCGCGCAGAACTTCGCCAGATCAAGACGATGGCGGATGGCACAATTACAGTGGTGCTCAATTTGCCAGAGGATTGCATACCACAGGCAAAAGTGATGATGGATTGGATCAAGCAAGAACTTAGAGTAGTTTTGACCTGTTAGCAGGTGAATAATCAGGATGACAAGAGACGACAAAGGGCGATTTGTCAAAGGGAATAGTGGGAACCCGAACGGCAGACCGCCCAAAGAAAGAGAAGAACGCTATTACGAAATCACCATGACGGCTTGCACATATAAGGATTGGGGGGCAATCGTAAAGCGAGCGGTGCAAGATGCAAAGCGTGGTGATGCCGCCGCGCGTAAATGGTTGAGTGATTATTTGGTTGGAGCTCCTGACCAGAATGTGAACTTGAGAAGCAGCATTATTGTGAATTGGGATGCAGACAACGATAACGATTGAAGCCAAGCCGCACCCAGGACAAGCGGCAGTACACGACCACCCCGCACGTTTCAAGGTGCTTGCGGCTGGTCGTCGTTGGGGTAAGACACGCCTCGGTGTTCACGAATGCCTGGACGTTGCAGCCAATGGAGGCCGCGCCTGGTGGGTGGCCCCCAACTACAAGATGGGCGAGGTAGGTTGGCGACCATTACGCAGGATGGGCTCAAAAATTGGCGCTGAAGTTCGCAAGGTTGACCGTCAGATTATTCTACCGAATGGCGGCGATGTTACCGTAAGAAGCGCAGATGATCCCGACAGCTTGCGCGGTGAAGGCTTGGACCTGGTTGTTATGGATGAATGCGCATTTATCCAGGAAGCCGCCTGGACAGAGGCGCTGCGCCCCGCACTATCCGACCGTTTGGGAGGTGTGATATTCATCAGCACACCAAAGGGACGTAATTGGTTCTGGAGACTTTGGCAACGCGGCACGGGTGATGATCCCAATTGGAAATCGTGGCGCTTGCCAACCAGCGATAATCCATATATCGAGGCAAGTGAAATTGAGGCGGCGCGCTTGACATTGCCTGAGCTTACATTTGAGCAAGAGTATTTGGCCGTGTTCCTGGAGAATGAAGGGGCCGTGTTTCGCAATATCGGCGCTTGTGTAGGTGCGCCATTGATACCAGAACCGCATGAAGGTCACCGCATCGTGGCCGGCGTAGACTGGGCCAAACAGCAAGACTACACGGCGATTTCGATTGGCTGCGCTGATTGCCGGGTTGAGATTGCCAAAGATCGCTTTAATAAGATTGATTATCACTACCAATACAAGCGCCTGGCATCATTGTTTCACCAGTGGCATGTCGATAATGGGCTTATTGAGGTCAATTCAATCGGTGCGCCAGGCTTCGAGGCGTTGCAGCGCGAAGGCTTGCCGGTTATGGCATTTGATACTACCAGCAGTAGCAAACCACCATTGATTGAGAACTTGGCGCTTACGTTTGAGCGCGCTGAATGGCAATTTCAGGCTGATCCCATTTGGACAGGTGAACTAGAAGCATACGAACGCAAGGTCTCACCAATCACGGGGCGCAGCCAATATAGCGCGCCAGATGGTATGCATGATGATACGGTAATTGCACGAGCGTTGATGGTCAAGTGTGGATCAAGCGGCACAATTACAATGCCTAATCCATTCTACAACTAGGATAACGATATGAGCTTTTTTACAGACTTACGCGAAGCAGTCCGCAACCTGGCATTATTGGGCGACGTCCTCCAGGGCGAACGCCGCGCCCGCTTCGAGCGCGCAGCCACGGAGCGCGAGTATTACGAGGGCGATCACCGCCAACAACTCGTAGTAAAGCAGGGACAGGCGAACGACAACATCACCGCCAACTTTACAGGCCTTGTAGTGGATCGCGGCATTTCGATGCTCCTGGGCCAGGGCGTTACATTCGACCTGCCTGGCGACCCGGTGCGCACGAACGACCCGCAGACGGGCGTGGTTATCCAGGAGGATCAACCCAACCAGGCCTACATTGACGAGGTGTGGGAGGCCAACAAGCGCGACATTTTGCTGCACAAGCTGGCACAGTTTGGCGGGATGCATGGCACGCCCTACCTGCGCATCTATCCCGATGGGGTAGAGAGCCGCACGGAGGAGAATAAGCTGGTGCCGCGCCTCGTGCCGCTGGACCCGGCTTATATGGAAGTCATACCGATGCCAGAGGATATCGACACGGTGCTGATGTATCGCATGACGTTCTCAATCGTGGACGGGGCAGGGAAGCGCCGCAATCGTAAGGAGGAAGTCGAGCGCGTGCAGGTTGCGGTGGACGAGCAAGGTAACCCGACCAGCGAGCCCGACCAGATCGCCGGCATGATGGATAGTGGTTGGATGATCTCGAACTACATCAATGGCGAAAATGGGGGGTGGGAATTGATCAGTGAGGAGACGTGGCCTTACGAGTTCCCGCCCATTATCCACTGGCAGAACCTACCTCTGGCTGGCAGCGTTTACGGTAAGCCGGACGTTTCGCCAGACGTGATTGAGTTGCAGGACCGCATCAACTTTGTGGCCGGCAATATCAATCGCATCATTCGCTATCACGCCCACCCCAAGACCTGGGGCCGCATGTTCGGCAGCACGACACAAATGTCATGGGGCGCTGACGATATGATCATTTCTCAGTCGCCAGATGCCATGCTCGCCAATCTGGAGATGCAATCCGACCTCGTCTCATCGCGTGAGTTCCTGCACGACCTGCGCAAGTCGCTGTTCGACATCACCCGCACCGTGGACGTGGATAGCATCGCTGACAAGCTCGGAGCGTTGACTAATTTCGGCGTGCGGGTGCTGTTTATGGATGCGCTCGCTAAACTCCAGAGCAAGCAACAACTCTATGGCGAGGCGCTGAGCGAAGTCAACCACCGTCTGCTGGTGATCGCCGGCATCAACCCATCCGGCGGCGGAACGGTCGTCTGGCCTGACCCACTGCCAACCAGCGAGCAGGAGGATATTACCGGGCTGACGTTCGATCTGCAGAATGAGCTAGTTTCTAAAGAGACAGCATCAACGGCGCGCGGTTACGATTGGATAACCGAACGCAACAGGATTAACGCCGAAAAAGAAGAGCAGCAATCCCAAAGCGACAATATCGGAGCGTTGTTTTTACGCAATTTCGAGCGCGGTAATATCAACCGCGCACCCACCCTGAACAATCAGGAGCAAGGAGTACAAAATGGTTAAACGAGCACCAGCAGACGGCGGGTTCCCGCTATTATCATCCTACATCAGCGGCACGACTGCGGCCTGCGGCACAACGCCGACATCGATCACCGTTCCGCCAGGCGCTACCTCCGCATTGATCCATGCTGAGGGCGCGGCGGTCTATTGGGATGTCAACGGCACAGCGGCTGGCACGGCATCCCCGGGTTACGTCGCAGCGGACATGGTCGGGCTTGTCCCGGCGATTGACAACTTCTCAAAGTTGGCCGTGGTGGGCGTGTCCGGGTCGATTGCGCACATCGAGTTTTACGCCGACTAATTGAATGCCTGACCCGCTACTGACCACCGTCGAGCAGTACCGTGCCGCACTCGCCGCCCGTGAAGCGCAGGCATTCGGGCGTCTGGTTGACGCTTACCGGCGCGCCTATTCACGTGTTGCGACCGCCTTGGATGCGCTGCTCTTGCAGATTGGCGATAATCCACCTACCCGCGGCCAATTGGTGCGCATGGAACGCTACAAATCACTCGTGCGCCAGATAGCCGACGAATTGCAAGGATTTCAGTCGCTTACCGTGAACGAAGTCGAACTGGCGGCAGAGTTGGGTGTGCAGTTGGGCGTCAAGGATGCCCGCAACCTTCTCAGCGTGGCGGTGATTGGCGACGGGCGCATTGCTGCAGGCTTCAATGCGCTGCATGCGGAGGCAGTCAAGGAGCTGCTGGGGTTTCTCTCGCCAGAAGGCAAGCTCTACCAACGGCTACGGCTGATCGCACCGAACACTGCAAGCCTGGTGAGCGATGCGATTGTATCGGGCGTCACCCTGGGCTTCAACCCGCGCAAGACGGCCTCAATCGTGCGGGATGCATTCGGGAACGGGCTAACGGATGCACTGCGCCAGGTGCGCACGGTGCAGCTCTACTCCTACCGCGAAGCGAACCGAGCGACCTACATTGCGAACAGCGACGTTGTTAGTGGCTGGATCTGGCATGCCGAAATGGGGTCGCGCACCTGCATGAGCTGCGTCGCCCAGCATGGCACAATCCATCCGTTGAGCGAAACACTGAACGATCATTGGAATGGCAGATGCGCAATGGTCCCGCTTGTGCGTGGCTTCGAGCCTGTCATCAATGAGGGCGATGGGCGCCAGTGGTTCGAGCAGCAAAGTGAAGCCAGGCAGCGCGAGATGATGGGACCGGGCAAGTACGACGCATGGAAGGCCGGCAAGTTTGATTTCTCGCAGCTCACCACGCAGACAGATGACCGCGTTTACGGAACGATGCGCATCGAGCAGACATTACAGGCATTGGTAGGCGCATGATGGACTATCCGACAATCACCCAAAATCCAGAGACATTCCGTTGCAATTGTGCTATAGTAGAGAGCGGCGAGCGCGACCTGCCGCAGTGGTTCGTGGATTACATGATGCGCCGCAGGCAAGCGCTTATTATGGAATTGGGCGAGATTGAGGACATTTTACAATTGGAACGCAGCATCGTACCGCGGCGCAAAAGATAGACGCGACTGAGAACGATTATCCCTATCGTTAGTTGACGTTAAGCAATTATTCTGATAATATGAGTAAGCAGGGCTGGTGTGTTGAAATAACCCGGATGAGGCGCGAACACGTGATAACGCTAAAATCCAAAGACCACCCTTAACCAAATATTGCTACCGAGTTTACTCAGCGGCGAATCCATGCTAGTCAAGCGACTGGCGGCGGGTTCGCCGTTTTTCGTTATTAACCACCAGGAGGCGTGCCGAGATGGCAGACGAACAGCAAGCGACCGAGACGGTCGAAGAGGCAAGCGAGACGCAAGCCGAAACAGTCGAACAGGAAACGCAAGAAGAGTTCGACGCCGAACGTGCAATGGCGACCATCAAAAAGCTGAGACAGTTTGAGAAAGAAGCCAAGGCGCTAGAGAAGGAAAACGCAGCACTGAAAGCCGCAGAGCAGAAACGCAAGGAAGCCGAAATGTCGGAGATCGACCGGCTGAAAGCGCAGAACGAACGCACCGAAGCGGAATTGGAAAGGCTGCGCACCAATGACACCAAACGCCGTATCGCCTCAGAGGTCGGTCTACCTGACCTGCTGGCGCTGCGCATCCAGGGCGAAGATGAGGATGCCATGAAAACGGATGCGAAGAAATTGCTCGAAGCCATGCCCAAAGCCGTCAAGATCAAGGAGACGGGCGGTAATCCGGGCAGTGGGCTGATAGTCAAGGAGACGGACGAGGAGCGGCGGCGTAGATTATTCGGATAAGGAATAGACCATGCCTCAAATCAACACTTACAGCGATATCTCAAGTATCGCTCCCGATATCCAAGAGGATGCCATTTTTGCCCTGCGCGAAATGGGCACCATGCAATCTTTGGTGCGCACCTGGCGCGATGCCCGTGGCGCAAATCCGCGTGTCGGCTACCAGTACAACAAGACCAGCGCCCAGGACATCGGCGAATCGGATGACTTGACTTCAACCGCCTTCACCCCCTCGGAACTGGCAACGCTAACTCCAGGTGAAATCGGTGAGCAGTTCTTCGTCACCGATCTGCGCGCCGACAGCGAATCACCCGACGATATCCGCACAGACGGCGGACGTGAATTAGGATTGGCAGCCACCGATAAGGTCGAGACTGACTTGTTGGGTGAGCTTTCCAACCTGACTGGCGGGACCATCGGCGCAGCCGGAACCACAATCACCTGGGGCTATCTGGCCGCAGCCATCGCCCAAGCTCGCAATGCTAATAAATCCTTAGTTGTCCCGCTGGCATGCGTGATCCACGGCTACCAGTGGTCAGTGCTCGCAAAGACTGCCAGTATCGCAGGCGCAACCAGCGTAGCTCAGGCGCCCGGTGTAACTGAGGAAATGACTCGTCGGGGAGCGATATCACAGTTCATGGGCGTTACGATCTACCAGGTATTCGCAGCCGTAGACAGCGGCGACGATTTCACTGGCGGAGTTTTCCCCCGTGACGCCATTGCCATCGACTGGCGGCGTGCCATCCGGGTAGAACCGGAACGAGACGCCTCCCGGCGTGGAACCGAGTTCAATATGAGCGCCGTATACGCTCACGGCGTATGGCGCGCCACGCTCGGCATTCAATTCAAGTTCGACGCATCCGCGCCGACAGCCTAAGGAGCGTGTGACATGGCTTTTGATGTAAAGACTCTCTCGATTTCGATCCCCGATCCGGGTGGGGATAACAAGCAGCTTTTCGTTCTCCAGGCGCCAACTGATGCCCACGGCGGAGGCCTGCGAATCCTGGAAGCCAGCGCGAGCAACGGCGCGACCATGAATGCCGGCACATCGTTCTCCCTGGCTCTGCATAAATACTCAAGCGCTGGAACGCCAGCCGTGAACGGCACGATTGCCGCAGCCATCGGCGGCACCGCTGCGACCTACTGGACAATCAAGATCCCGCAGGATTTCACCATTGACGACGATTACGCATTCCTCGATGCTGGCGAATGGCTGGTCGTTGACTATCAGGAGGACGGATCAGGCAACCCGACCGCCTGCTTCTTGACTTTGAGCTATTTGGTCGGCAAGTGAGTGAGTTAGGGAGCGAGGAGGCCTCCTCTTCTCGCTCCCTGCTCTGAAAGCGCGGACGGAGGCGCGCTGACATGGATACCAACAACACCGCAAAGCACCTTAATAACCCAGGCGGCAAGCAATGAGAATCCTTTGGCTCTCTAATGCGCCCTGGGCGGCGACCGGATACGGAAACCAGACCAGGCTATTTGCCCCGCGTATCCGCGATCTAGGGCACGACATGGCCATCTCAGCATTCTATGGGCTGGAAGGTGGCACACTCAACGCCGACGGCATCCCCGTGTTTCCGAAGGGTCGCCACGATTATGGGCAGGACATCGCCGGCAAACATGCGATCAACTTCAATGCCGACATCATTATCTCGTTGATGGATTCGTGGGTATGCAACGCCGACGAGCTGCAGAAGGGCGCACCCTGGGTGCCGTGGTTCCCGATTGATATGGAGCCGCTGCCGCCACCGGTCAAGCGCCAGGTGGAGAAGGCGTATAAACGCATCGTGTTCTCCAGGTTCGGGGAGCGGATGGTGAACGAGGCCGGGCTGGACTGCTACTACGTCCCGCATGGCGTGGACACCAACGTATTTCGCCCCATCGACCGCCAGGCAGCCCGCAAGAAGTTCAACCTGCCCGAAGATAAGTTCATCATCGGCATGGTTGCGGCCAATAAGGGCTACCCGCCACGCAAAGCGTTCTTCCAGCACATCGAAGCCTTTGTGGAGCTGCACAAGCGCCACCCCGACACGCTGCTTTACCTGCACACGCAGGTGGGCGGCGCTGGCGACAATATCGAGGTCAATCTGGATGAGTTCTGCCAGTATCACGGCCTGACCACGATCGACGACGTGCGCTTTCCAAATCCATATCAGTTGTGGATGGGCTTCCCGGATCCGGCAATGGTTGAGCTCTACAACGCCATGGACGTTCACGCCCTGGTGAGCATGGGCGAAGGGTTCGGTATTCCGACCCTGGAGGCGCAAGCCTGCGGGACGCCGGTTATCCTGGGTGATTGGACGGCATCGAGTGAGTTGTGCTTCTCTGGCTGGAAGGTCGCCAAAGAGGATGCAATCCCCACCTGGACGCCGCTTGCCGCTTACCAGTACACTCCCACGACTGGCGCAATCCTGGAGCGCATGGAGGTGGCGTATCGGGCATGGGGCAACGAGAACTACCGCAAGGCGGCACGCAAAGGCGCGCTCAAATATGACGCCGATAAAGTCGCTGAGAAATACTGGCGCCCAGTGTTGGCTGACATCGCAGAGACGCTTGAGGCAGAGAAGGTGCCCGCATGATTGATATTATCCGCAACGCCACAAAGAAGCAACTGCGCGACCAACCCTGGCTCGAGGATGCGATTTGCCAGCTCGGATTGGGCAGGCGCCCGACCGAGATCCCCGCCAACATGCAGCATTATTGCGGCGGGCTGTACATCTGGCAATACCCGATCCAGTTAGCGCCCTATCTGATCGAACTCTCGAAGCGCAAGATAATGTCTTACGCCGAAATTGGACTGTTTCAAGGTGGAACGTTTATCCTGACGGTCGAGTATCTTAGCCGCTTCAATCCGCTCGCCGTCGCACTCGGAATTGATAAGGAGATCCTGCCCGAAGTGCGGGCCTACGCAGACAGCAACCCGATTGTGCATCTCGTGGAAGGCATGAGTGACAGCGATGAGGTGAGAGATGCCATTGCAAAACTGAAGCCGGATCTCGTTTTCATCGACGCCGACCACAAGGAGGATGCCTGCCGCAAGGATTATGAGACAGTGCGCCCGCACGCCAAATACATCGGCTTCCACGATCTGGTGGAATGGACCTGCCCTGGCGTGGCGCAGGTTTGGCGAGACGTGAGCGGCAAGAAGTATGAATACATCAAGCAATATGACGGCATCGCACAATATACCTACGGCATCGGGTTAGTCGAGAATGATTACAAGGCAACAGGCATTTGATGACCAAAACGACCTTGATGCACTCTGTAAAGACCACAGTCAGGCTACTAGCGAGAGATTTGAACCGGCGGCCTGGTATGGCAACAGCATGGCGCTCCGCGAATATGCCAGCATCAGGGAACCGCTCGACTATGTTGTCCCGCATGGAATTGCCTTGCACTCATGGATCTGGAAGAATGAAATCGACGCTGGTTTGCCCGCCTACATCTACCAGACCAATCGCCTGCCGCTCTACCGCCAGCGTTTCAGCAAAGTTATTCACGGCGCGGCCCCATTCCTTTATGCGCTGGCTCTGGTTGGTGATCCGCCAACTGAGCGGCGCGGAACGATCTTCTTTCCAGCGCATTCGACGCACCACGCACGGGTCAACATGGACATTGACGCCCTGGCTGATAAAGCCGCCAATCTCCCCGCAGAGTTTCAGCCTGTTGCAGTCTGTATATACTGGCGCGGCCATCTGCTCGGAGATGACCAACCCTACAAGCGCAGCGGCTTACGCATCGTCTCAGCCGGCCACATGTTCGATGAACAATTCGCCTACCGCCTCGCCTACCTGCTCCAGGCGCACAAGTACGCTGCATCCAACGACATCGGCACGCAACTATTTTTCAGCGTGGCGGCTGGGTGCTCGTTCTTCCACATTCCGCACGAGTTCGGCTTTAGCGGGCCACGGGAGGACTTCGTGAACGACGCAGTTGTAAGCAAACCTCCTGAGATGATGACCTACTTCGAGCAGCTATTCTCAGAGCGGCGCGAGCGCATGACCACTGAGCAAATCGGGGTGGTGGATGAATATATTAGCCGCAGCCAATTCAAAGCGCCTGATGCGCTGCGGAGAGAGTTGAAGCGATGAACGTGCTGACCGCTATCCCAGTCAAGTCAACGCTCAATAAGCGGCTGCGCGAACGTCTTTATACCAATGTCGCATGGTTCGAGGGCGTTGTCGCGATGCACGAAAACACGCCGCAGGAGACACCCGTGCGCAGCCGCAGCGATTACGTGCTGATCAGGAGCCGTAATCTGGCGAATGCCAGGAACGAACTGCTGGGCGCCTACCTGAAACCCGAACACACGCACGTGTTGTGGATTGACGCCGATGTGGTGGAGTTCCCGTCCAATCTGGCGCAGCAGTTGTTATCTATCAGCGATCACGATATCGTCGCCCCGATGCTGCTGATCGAAGGCACAGACCGTTATTACGACACCTACACTCACGTCGAGATTGGCAACCGTCCAGCCCAGGCAGAAGCGCCTTATTTTTACAGCGAAGCCGACCCGGTGCGTATGGACTGTGTTGGTGGATGCTACATCATCCCGGCGGAGATATTCAAGACGCAAAGGTACGAACCGTGGGGCGGTCTGGGCATGGAGCATCACGTGCTTATGGAAAACGCCCGCCGCCAGGGTTACATTGTCTACGTTACCCGGAAAGTCAAGGTCTATCACGCCAACCTGCCGCTTTGGGGCGAGGAGTTCCATTGATGCACACCCACGACTGGAAGTACAGCAAGGTTGACAGATGCTGGCGCTGCGCTTGTGGTGCGACAATCACGGAACGTGAATATAAGCACGCCTACAGCCAGCACGGGAATATGGACGTTGACCCCAAGGCCGGGCTCGACAAGCTGGCGAAGGAAGGCGCTAAGTGACCCGCATCCTATGGATCGGAGGCAGCCACCCGCGCCATTTATACTTCGCCAACCGCCTCAATGACGAGTTCGGGCTAGTCGGTGCGCTGGTTGAGATGCGCGAGAATATCCTGCCCGAGCCGCCCGCCGGGCTTCCGAAGATCGACCGCCAGAATTGGGACAGGCACTTCACCAACCGCCGCAATAAGGAAGAGGAGTATTTCGACACTCAACGCCTTCCTTATTGCAACGTCAAGCAAGTGGAGCATGGCAGCTTGAACAGCACGGCCAGCGTGGAGTTCGTGAACGAAGTTCAGCCCGGCCTGGTGATGATTTTCGGCTGCGGGATGATCCACGGGGCGCTCAAGAACGTGCTGCCGGTTGCGGTCAATATGCACCTGGGATTATCGCCGCGCTACCGTGGAGCTGCTACGTTATTCTGGCCGTTCTACTTCCTTGAGCCGCAATGGGCGGGCGTGACATTCCACAAGATCGTAGATGAGCCGGACGCCGGCGAGATCATCCACCAGTGCAGGCCAGCGCTCAAGCGTGGCGACACGATCCACGAGGTTGCCTGCCGTGCGGTGCTTACGGCAACTTTCGCTGCCGCTCAACTATTGCGCTGCTTTGGAAGCTGGCAGACGTGGAAGCAGAAGGCAACCGGCAAGAATTTCAAGGCTGGCGACTTCAAGCCACAGCATTTGCGCATGATCTATAACGTTTATCAGGATGATATTGTGCGCGCTTATCTGGATGGCGAATTGCCTGGAAGCGAGCCGAAACTGAGGTCACAATATGGCTAGATCGGGAATGGACAACCTTATTGCCCAACTGCGCGCCTTCACCAACGCTGGCACCGCAGATTATACGATTTCGACTGTCACCTACTGGACGGATGATCAACTCCAGATCGTGTTGGACCGCCACCGCAATGATGTTTACCGCGAGATGCTTTTCAGTACGCCGCGCTACACCGGCGGCGGCAGCGTTGAATATCTCGATTATTACACCCGCCACACCAACCTGGAAAGCGGCACGGCTTATTTCTGGCTGGAGGATGGCGCGGGCTCGAATGTTGGCACGTCCATTTACTCGGTCGATTACGCTAACGGGCGGATCACCTTCACCCAGGACACCGGCGGCAGTACGTATTACCTGACCGGGCGCGAGTATGACCTGAACGGCGCGGCTGCGGATGTGTGGAAGCAGAAGATCGGACAGATCGCAATGACATCCTTTGATTGGGCCTCCGATAACATGAAGGTCAGCCGTTCGCAGGCCGTCCAGCAGGCGCAATTTATGGCGAATTATTACCAGCAAATGGCCTGGCCAACGATTGTGACCATGACCCGTAGCGACGTGAATGTCAGCGGAGAACGCCATGATGTTGACTAGCGCCGAGCTCACCCAAATGCGGGCCGACGTTGCAGAGATGTTGCCCGATACCTGCAACCTGCTGACCGTGACGCGCACAAGCGACGGTCAGGGCGGGATTACGGACACCTGGGGAACGGCTACTACTGGCGTGGCTTGCAGGCTGGATCCATTACGCGGGCGCGAGAGCGTCCAGGGCGCGGCGCTCCAGGCGCAATATTCATACATCCTGACACTACCCTATGACACCACGATCACCAACGCTTACCGCGTGGAGATCGGCACGGCTGTTTATGATGTGAAGGCCGTTGACCAGGGCAAGAGTTGGGCCGTCTCGATGCGGGCCTTTGTGGAGCGAGTATGAGCATCGGTAGCATTCGACTTGATACGAAGATGTTAGACCGGATCGCGCAGAGCCTTGATCGCAATACTGATCAGGTGCTAGAGAGCGCCGCTTATCAGGTGGAGGCTGAGGCGAAAGCCAGGGCGCCGGTTGACACAGGCGCTCTCAAAGGCAGCATCCACACCGAGAAGAAGAAGCCCGGTCTGTATTGGGTGGCTGACGGCGTGGAATACGGCATTTACCAGGAGTTGGGAACGCACAAGATGAGAGCGCAGCCTTTCATGGTCCCGGCGGTTGAAAAAGTTGGCCGCTACATTTATGAGATGTGGGGGAGGCTGTTCAAGTGAGCGACTATTTTGGTGCGATGGGCACGGCTCTTTACTCGACACTCTCAGGGGGAACGGCGCTTATCTCTGAGTTGGGCGGTACTGCGATCTACAGCGAGCAGGCGCCAGATAACGCCACGCTGCCTTATGTCGTGTTCAACCACCAGGGCGGCGGGCTTGAGAACATCGTGCACGACAATCTGCGCAACGACATCTGGTTTGTGCGCGGCTACGCAGCCACACGCGCCCAGGCTAACCGCATCGATGGCAATTGCCAGGATTTGCTGCACAAAAAGAAATTGACGATCACGGGTTACACAAACTTTTGGACGGTTCGAGAGGATGACGTTTCTCTCGTTGAAACTCCGCCAGACGAACAAAGAGTTTATATGGCGGGTGGATTTTATCGCATACGAATAACAGGAGCTTGATCATGGCAGATAAAGAATTTGCTGGTTCTGCGTTATACCTCGCCTGGGTGTATTCTGGCGGGACGGTCACACTTCAAGGTGATTTCCGTAATTTCAGTTGGGCGCCGACCCTAAACTTCATCGATGCCACCGCCGGTGCGGACACCTTCGAGCATTTGCTGCCCAGCTTTGGAACTGGTGCAGACATTCCGGTCGAGATGGTCGCACAGTCGGACGGCACCGCATTGGCAACAGCTCTGGCCCGCCAGACACAAGGAACGTTGCTCTATGGTCCCGCTGGCACGGCTGACAATGCCATTGCTTACAAGATCCCGGCCTATTCGCAGGGTCCGCAGTGGTCGCAGCCCTATGCTGATGTGGTGATGATGAACTGCAATTTTCGGCAGTACGCGGTTGAAGTACAGAGCCACTGGACATCTGGCGCGGTTGCATAACAGCTAAATAGCGAAGGAGGCGCACATGGATGAAGAAAAGAAGCAACCGGACTTGGTGCTATCGGACGGTCGCGAGATCAATTTCGACCTGCGCAAAATCACAATTGGCGAATACCGCAACCTGTTCAAGCCAGAGACGAATGTCGAGGATGAGGACGCGCTGATGTGCCGGGTGTCCGGGCTACAACCCGAAGAATATATGGGATTGTCCTACTATGATTTCAATCGTTTTTGGTCCGCATTCCACAAGAAACGCCGTGAGCCGATTGACCCAAACTGAGCCGGCGGGCGTTCTTCGTCTATAAGTTTGGCAAGGACGAGGATGGAAGCGTCCCGCTGGAAATAATCAAATGGAGTATCATCGAGCGTTTTCACTGGACGGTTGCCGATTGGGAGGCGCTATCTGTGCATGATCTGGATGAACTAATGTCGATAGATGACGGCCGACGAAAGGCGAAGGCTAAATAATGCCAACTAAGGTCGCATCACTTTACGCCGAGATCGGAGCCGATACCTCGGGATTGCAGAAGGGCGTCACTCAATCGAAGTCCAGCCTGCAACAGCTTAAGCAATCTGTCACACAGGGTAACCAACCGCTGCGCGATATGAAGGCCATCCTGGGTGAGGTCGCCGTAGCTGGCGGCGTCGTGACCGGTGCGGTGCTCGTGATGAAGAAGGCGTTTGACTTTGCCAAGGAGGGTGCGCAGCTCGAGTACACCAAAGAGCGCTTCGACCGCCTGGCGGCAAGCATCGGCACGACCGGCGACGCGCTGATGATCGACCTCAAGACCGCCACGCATGACACGCGCTCGGAAATGGAGCTGATGGCTTCGGCGTCGGACATGATGGCACTCGGGCTGGCAAAATCGCAGGCCGAGGCGGTGCGGCTGGCGAAGGTCGCCGGCGGGCTGAACATGAACATGAATCAGCTCGTGTTGACGCTGACCAACCAGACCACCATGCGTTTCGATGCCCTGGGCGTGAGCGTGGATGGCTTCAAAGAGAAAGTGGAAAGCCTCAAGAAGTCAGGCATGGACGCCAACGCCGCATTCAAAGAGGCTTTCTTGCAGCAGGCGGAAGAGCAGCTCAAGCGAGTGGGCGACATCTCAGAGACAGATGCCGGGAAGCTGATGCGCCTGGAGGCGACATTTGCAAACCTGGGCAACACCGTCAAGATGAAATTCGCCCCGCCGATTGTTGACGCCGCAGATGCTCTCAATACACTGCTGACGTGGAATGAAAAGGTTACGTCGGCATTCGAGGCACATAACACAGAGATACGCAAAACTGCCGATAGTTATGATGATTATGTTAGCGAAATGCTGCGCGCTGCGGTCGCTGGAAATCTAACAAACAAAGAGCACGCCGAAGCCATCAAGATTATGCGTGACCGAGGCGACGCAGTCGACGAATTGCTCCAGGAGCTCGGTATCCTGACACAAGCTGAGGTTGAGCGTCTCAATTTATCCGACAAGATGGTCGCCGGCGACATGGAATTGGCGCAGCGCCTAAAACAAGTCGGTTATGCAATGGATGGGGCCGCACTATCCGCGGAGCAAATGGCGGACGCAGAGAAGAAGGCGGCCGCGGTCCAGGAAATTCTCAAGGGGGAGCTATCCAGCCTGGATCAATTGATTGGTGGGCGGCTCGGTTCTGAGTTCGACAGCTTCAAGCAGAAGCAAGGAGATTTGTCCGATCAGACAATGGAGTTGAAGAATAAGATTGCCGAGCTTGGCGGCACCGAATACATGACCGCAGACCAATCAGCGCAGGTAGAAGCGTTGCAAGGAAAACTCAACGGAGTTGTAGGTCGCATCAACGACTTGAACGATAAGCTGAAATCTGGCGACTTTGGAAAGAACAAGGCTAAGGCCGCAAAAGTCGAGGTTGATAGCCTGGAGCAGCAGGCTTATAAGTTGGAGTTGCAAATCAAGAAATTGGGAGGATCGCCATACTCAACACCTGAGCAGCGCCAACAGCTTGAGGACGCCAGAAAACAGTTAATGGATGTCAACCAAGCAATTAAAGACAACGCCGCCGCCCACGAGGATGCAACCCGTCGCATTCTGTTCAGTCTGATTGAACAACGCGCCGCCCAGGATGGTTTGACGCAAAACGAAGTCGAAAGCCTGACAACCATCGCCGAACAATGGGGATTGGTCGATCAAAAGACAGCCGCGGCAACCAGAGAGATCAACAAAAATATAGGCAGCCTCGATACCGCTACACCCGATGAACTATTGAAGATATTAGAGAAGATTTTCGGCTTGCCTTCCTCGAAAGAGTTTCACTTCAAGATTACGACAAGCGAGACGAAGATACAACAAATCCTGAACCCAACAGGTGACGTAAAAGGACAGAAGCCAGAACCCCGCGCCGCCGGCGGCGGCGCTCGGGCATTCCATCCCTATATTGTGGGCGAGCATGGCCCGGAATGGTTCGTGCCCAATACAAACGGGCAGATTTTCCCGCACGGCACCACGCCAGGAGGTAACGGCTATACTTACAATGATTATTCAACCACCGTCAACCAGAACCCCGCCGCCGCAGCCATGAACGCCAACCTGATCCGCATGAAGAAACGCGAGCGCTTCAACTCTCTAATGGGGGTGGGCTAATGGCAGTCGTTCACCGCATCGCAAATTATGAACAAACCACGACCTATGATTTCCTGACGGCTGTACTCAAGCCGATGGCTGGCGGCTGGATGTCATCACTCGATTCCGATGGTCGGGTAGTCGAGACAATGCAGCTTGTTGCCAGAGATGCAACCGATGGCACGATCATTGCCGCGGTAAATGCAATCTCAGAACTCGCCGAAGCGGTCAATTTATTCTTCGATTCGCCGTTCCAAAAGTCATCCATCTGGTATGAGTACAGCGCCACAGCCGAGACAACCAAGCGCGCCCTGATTTACAATATTCAGATTATGGCGGTATCTAACCAGGATTATCTGCCCACCCTCGGAAAGAGTGGCGCGTACTATTCGCTGATCATCACGCACTCATCAGCCTGGGAGGACGTGAGCGCATCGACCGCCTGGGTCAAGGCGGGCACAAACTGCTTTGGCGGCACCGAGACGATTAGCGCCATCAAGGGCAACCTGCCAGCGCGCCTGAACTACTTCTCACTCACCGCCATCGATGCTGCCGTTGGCCCGATTGTGCGCTCGTGGATTGGCATCCGACCGACGCGTTACGGCATTTCATCCTTCGAGCCGGTGTGGGAACTGGAGGACGCAGCCGGTGGAACTGACGCGGCAGTAGCAACCCAGACGGGGGCCAGCCCGAGCGGGTCGGTTGCGGACAACGCGATGTCTTGCAGCTTCGCCACACAGACCGGATTGCGCACACGTGCTACCATAAAGATCGCTGACGTGATTGGTGACACCAACTACACCCATTTTATCGGGTCGTATGTCGTGCTGTTGCGCTACAAGCTCAGCGCCTCGGGTGTGGTCGGGCTACAGCTTGCCAGCGGTTTCGAGAATGACAGCGTTAAGGCTGCGCAGGAAGAAAAGTTTGTCACCGCCACAAGTTGGCGGCTGGTTGAGCTCGGAGAGGTGAACATCCCGCCGTTCGCCTACCGGAGCAATTGGTACAGCGATGCATCAATCGCTGATTTCGCCCTGGCAGTCAAGGCGGAGCGCATCAGCGGGACACCGACGATTTATCTTGACGCCCTGGTACTTATCCCGTCCGAGCATTACGCCGCCAGCTCAAACGGCAATATATTCTATGTCGCATCTCCAGAAGAATTTGGGCAGGTGCGCTATTGGGTCAACGAAGAAGGCGAAGGCACCGGATTCAGCCGCTACGAATTGACCGGCAGTGGGGCGACCGGAGTGAACTCCACCTTGGATTATGTCATGCGCAATTGGGAGGTGCCCATCGAGGGTGGGCTCGTGGTGATTGCAGGCGAACGCTCGGCTTCGCACGATCTGGATGACGAATTGACGCTCGGGGCGCTCTGGTATCTACGCCACCGCGTACACCGTGAGGCGTGATGGTTGACTCACCTTACACACTCAATCTATATGCCCCAATCCTGCAAGGCTCAGCAAAGTACGAGGACATCACCAAAATCGCCATAGACTGGCGGCGTTCTATTCGTTTACAGGGCGGTTATTGGCTGGGATCGTTTCAGGTATTCGGGCCAAGCCAAAATGATTATGCCGCAAACCTAAGCTATCTGCAAACCTGGTTCTATCAACACCGCATGGCGCATGTCGTCGAAACGTCTGGCAGCGGCGTTACCTGGGAGGGTTTCATCAATGAAATGGACTTAGACGATACCCCAGAAAACCCTTACTTGAGCGTCGAATGCGCCGGCTATGTCTTTACGGCCCAAGACCCATTTGTCACCGCCGGGGATAGCACCATGGCGAACGCCTCAGCCTGGATCAACTCGATTGTCACGACCGACCTGGCGGAGTTCTTGAGCGTTGGCCTGATCCGCACCAATACCTTGCAGGTGAAGCAGGAGGCCAATATCAATCAACGCTGCTGGGATGAGATAATCAAGGTACTGAAATTGGGCGACGCCTCGGGCAACCCATGGCGCTTTTACGTCGGACCCGACCGCAAAGTCTATTACGAGCAAGTGGATACCACCCCGCGCTACTACGCCCGCGGCGGCATCAAACGCCGCTGGTCGCGGCTGGCCATGTGGAACTCGGTAGGCGGGCAGTACACCGATACGGCCGGCGAGCAGCACGAGATCGCGATTTCCACTAACCCGCAATCCATCGCCAACTACGGTACACGCCAGGAACGACTGTCGGCGGATTACGTGGACAGCGATGGCGCGAACGCTTACCGCGACACTTACCTAAACGAGAACGCCTGGCCCTGGGCGCGGGCAGTCGGCAGTCGTCAGGACATCAAGCTCTATAACGTGATCGGTGCCAAGATGGGCATCGGCTCGCAGGCGGTCAACCAGTGGCAGATCATTCCATCCGTGGTGCGTGACCTCGCTTATCCGGTCGGCGGCCAGCAGTATCTCGCCTACCTGGACGATGTGCGGGATTTCGTGGTGGATGAAGTGGAAGCCTCGGCGGATGGCATCAGTCTGCGAACAACCCTATTTGATGACGCCGACCTGATCGAGGCTCAGGACGAATACCAGGCGGAATTGGCGCGTAAAGCGGAAGAGGAGAAGCGCAGGAAATGAGACAACTCGGCGGCGCGCCCGTAAGCGCAGACGCGGCGAGACTCAACCCGCTAATTACCCACGAGTTTCGGATGAAGCGCGCCGTGGATGCGGCCGACACGCAGATTATCGCCAACAAACTGCCCAAGGGCACTTACGCTGGTGAGAAATGGATTGCGCTTGTGGATCCCGCGACCCCGACGCATACCGAAATCCGCAAGGCTGAAACACTGACCGCTGGAAATATCGTCGGGTTTACAACCGCACTCGCTTATGCTCATGCAGAGGGTGATCCGGTCGTCTGGATGGAATTTCCAACCGCGAACGTGAACCTATTTGGTCCGGTATTTACTACGGCTTTACAGGCTGCACTCGCACAGGTCAGCGGCGATCTGGTAACAGTGGTTGTCCCTGATGGTTCTTATTCACTCAGCACGCAGATAGCCTTGCTGGATGGCACCTATCTCATGGCCGCCAACCGCGGCGCTACCATAACGATGGCTGCCGGTGCTGGCTTCAATGCGGCGCTGATCCAGGGAAAATCAAACGTCACCATTGATGGGATCAGGCTGGACGGCAATAAGGCGAATGTGACCGGCAACGCCTCGGGGATACAATTGCACTCCTCGTCAAGCGTCACGATCCGCAACAGCTCGATCAACAATTTCACCAACTGCGGAATCATCGGGTCCAACACGCTCAGTAATATTCGTATCGAGAATTGCCGTCTGACCGATAACGGGCTATACGGTGAAGGAACCTCCATCAAGGGCATTTTCCTGTATGGTAGCATGGATAATATTCACATCCTTGACAACATTATTGACAACGGCGAGCTAGACGATACATACGGCATCCAAATCTCAACCGGTGGGGTCGCCAACGTTTACAATGTGTTTATCAAGAATAACCGGGTGCTGGACAATGACCGCATCGGCATTTATCTGAGCGGGGATGGGACTTACTTCATAGATCGGGCGACCGTCGAGGGGAATATCTCAACCGGCAACCGCGACAATATCCTGATGGCCTACTGCCGCTACAGCGCTTGTGTTGGGAATGTGGCCTACGCATCGAACGACGATATGGATGGGGTAGGCGGCGATGGGATTGTCATTCAGGACAGCGACTTCGTGACCATCAGCGGCAACAACGCCGCCCACAACCACGCGCGTGGGATACTCTTGCAGGACAGCAACCGCTGTACAGTGGTCGGCAATACGGTCTACCGCAACAATGAAGGAGCCGCTGCGACTGTGGCGGGCATTTCGATTTACAGAACTGCGGCAGGTAAAACAGCCAATTATAATTTGATCGAGGGGAATATCTCGGCTGACACCGCCACTGCCCAGCAGATTTACGGGATTGATGAAGTTGGGACGGGCGGCGATAACCCGGATCACAACATGATAATCGGCAACGTGGTGGTTGGCAATGCGACGGCAGGCGTCGTGAAGTTGGGTGCCAATACGATTGTCAGGCAGAACCAGGGCCACGCGACCGAGGCGAGCGGATCGGCGGTTATGCTGTCCGCCAACACATCGGTCACGGTCACGCACGGGCTGAATATAACGCCCGCAATCAATGACATCATCGTTGGATTTGGCGGCAACGGGGGAAGCATGACAAAGCTGTGGGTATCGAATATCACATCAACGCAGTTTGACATCAACGCAGACGCGGCACCTGGCGCGAACCGCACCGTCATCTGGCAGGCGCATGTTTTGTAACCACTGGCAATTAGAACACCGGCACTACCAATAGTTTGCCGTGACCTGGATAGAGTATGAGCAATGGAATTTCTCACTCATCGCCTTCGCCCATTCCTCGAGGGCGTTTTTCTGTTTTTCGAGATCGGCCCAGGTGATAACCTCTCCGTATCCATAGGTGACCATATCAAGAAAAACAAGATCGCCCTCGTCTGCGGAAATTTGATAACCTTCATCATAATCGCTTTCCATAATGATGCGAAAATATTCTTTCTCACCAATCTTGAGATTATCAATTTCCGAGTCTTTTACGTCATTGCCGGCCAATATTTCACGCATTGTTTTGCGTGACAAATCATCAGGCTTGAGTACAGCCATCAATATTGCATTAGGGTGTGTTGACATTACTTCCTCCACTTTTGTTCTTGACAACGACAGGCAAATAGAACACCGGCGGCGCGCCCGAGTACACGGCAATCATCTCCGCCCCAGGCGCATCGACCGTCACGTGGAAGGTGCGCAGCCCCGAGACGGTCACGCCATCGCGCTCGCCGTTGGCGGTTGTGGTGTAGTATTCACCGTCACGCAGCACGGACACCTGGCAGATGACGCCTACCGCCACGGGGTAATCGAATGTCGCATCGTAGGACCAGGCGCGGAACACGCAGCCCTCGGGTGCGGGCGGCGGCTGGATGACGAGCAGGAGCATGATGAGGAGCAGGCGGGTCATTCTATCTCCTGTTTCGCTACGGAAATCAATTGACCAGATCCCATAACTCCATTACCTCTCAAAATCTTGGCGGCATAATTCAGGAAATGTGCATAATCATCTAAGGCGTCGGCTTTCTCTTGGCTCGATAAATCTGGCCTCGCGATTAGCTCCCACATTGGACGCCAAGGCATATATTCACTATCCGGTTTCTTTATTGCGCTCATTCATTCCCTTCCTTTGGGTAATCAATATCATCCAATCTGTATGTGCGGGAGAGCTTCGGTCGATGATTGCGGCACCCGAATCTCTTTTTTCCGTAAGGCTTCCACTGCGCCCACAATACCCCGTCGCTGGCAGGCATGGGCTCAATCTCGATAATGTCTTGCTCACTATAATATGCCGCCTCTCCGCATTCGTCGCATTTCGGTATGTCGGTCATTCATTCCCTTCCTTCATCACAATCGCCAGCAGCATCAGCGCATCCTGCCACAGCCGCTTGTAGCTTGGCCGTAATTCAGCTAGTTGAACTTTCGTGCGGATACAAAACCTTCGGGCCGCCGATTAAACTTTCTTGATCCGTCCAAATTGCTACGTTTCCTTTCCAATTCGGTTTTGTCTCTAGCCAACAACCGAATAAAAATACATTATCAACGAAGATCATTGAACCATCACCTTCAAAGATAAGATCGCAATAAATAAAAGTACAATCCCTTACTTTAGTATTCGGTTTATCTATGATGATCAATTCATGACGATGTACTCCCGTGAAAATATTTTCCCTGTAAGGAAAAAATGGCTTCGGGAGAATTGACGCTATAAAGGCTGCTGCTCCTACTTTCAAAAACTCTCTACGTGAAAATTTGTTATTCATCACTTGCCTCCTTCAATATCCATGCTAACATGAGTAAACTTTGCTGCCACAGCCGCTTGTACGAAGGCCGTGGGCGGGGGTGGCCGTTGTTCATTTTACACGCTTGAATCTCATTTTGAGCGGCGCAGGGATTGTCTCTCTTGCTGATCTATAAGATGATGCCCAATCAAAACTACCAATTGGAGACGATCCATCACTATAACACCAGCTCCAGTACCACATTTCATATTTGCCGTCGCGCCTATCGAGCCAAATCATATAACGATTTCCAGTTTTTTTATCTTCCGCTTTCCACGTTGCCCCGACAGGATAATTGTTCATTGCTTACCTCCTCTATATGGGCTGCACACAAAACACTTGCGCCGCCTCGGGTGATTGCTGATAAACGCTCGCCCGCACTCGCAGAACTGCGCCATGAGCACCTGGGCGCCGGCGGGGATTGGGCGACCGTTGACGGGGGTGACTTTCACCATCTCTTGCAATCCCAAAACACGGCGTTTTTCTGGATCTCTCGGCAGGTGCCCATTGAGTATTCGTTGCACATC